GGGGGGGTGTTAACCGATTTTGGGTTAACTTTGTACATATTTGGCAGAAATGTCGCATAACGTCCATTATGCGCAACGCGTATCGTGCAAATACAATGACTTAGCTGCCTGTGGATAACTTTTTACCCTTTTTCTTCCTGTTTGCCTGTTTCTTAGGCATATCGGAGTTAACTGAAATCTGGTTAACTTCGGTCGCGCGTGCGCGTAATCCGTCACTTGTGTCTTCTCTCTGTTCAACTACATCAACGTGCTTTAACTGAGCTGCCTTGTTCACTTGCTGCAACAGATCGAGGTACGACCCACCAGCCTCATGCGTCACATCAACCTGCTGCTTGTCTCCGTAAACCTTCGGCAGCAACCTAGCCGCAGTCCATTTGAAGTTGTCTGACACAAGTCTAGCGGCTTGCGGATCAATCTCACCATTCAAGACCCGCCTGTTTATCTCGTCCAATTCATCGGCATAAATCATACCGCGAGACGCCAGCGCGTTCATGTACTTGCGCTCAAAATCCTTGTCGTTGTGTATCTTGTTCCAAGTCGTACCCCAAGCTGGCATGTCCTTGTCCTTGCACACTGACTGACCAGCTCTGCCCGCTGTCACGCGAGACAAGAACTCAATCCAAACCTCATCAGGCAATCTAGCGCTCATCATCAAAATCCACATCGTCTAAATCTAATTGACTGTCTTCATCGTCAAAGTCTACGGTTAAAACATAGCTGGTATTATCATCAATCAACAACAGCGCCTCATCGCAATTACTACACACTATCGACTGCATCTTCTCAAACACTTTTCCTCGCGTCTGCGATAGGCAGTAGTCGCACGTCACTGGCTCGTCAAAGAACCAGACCCAATGACGCTTAAACTCTAGCACCTCACCCATCGTGATCCACCAGCTCACCGGCACAAGCCAGATACCCACAACCGTCAACGTAGTTGTCCTGATGGTATGGATTGCCCTTCAGCCGCGCTATCTTGAGCAGCGTCATCATTATGCCCACGTCTATTGGCGTAACATCGTGACCTAAATGATTTGACCAATACTTCGCAATCGTTGTGAAGTTGTCTTCCATATTGCCGTGATCCGCCGCCCTGTCTTTGGTCACATATTCCTTCGCCGTGTCTAAAACTTCAGCCCTTTTCATTATCCCTGTCCATTTCGTTAATCGTTAGGTTGCACACCAAGCACTCACGCTTGGTAATCATTTGTTCGTTCACCAGCTTTGTCATCAGGCTTCGACACTTCGGGCATCTATCCTGATCGAGCATCCGCTGCCAACTACCATCCCCCGCTGCTATCATTATCCCTCCCCTTACTAAATGGCACCTCAACGCTTGCTATAGGCTCGTAGCCCCGCATAAGCTCCTTTGGCCATATATCTACCCTGACGCCATTACCGACGCGCTGGACGTTCACCGTGAGCGTCCTGACATCAACCCAAGTGGATGTGCCGAGAAGCATGTATTCCCGATCCTTCAGCACATCGTCACGCTCGTTGTCGATATCTTCCATCCGAACCCCATTCAAAACGGTATCTCGTCGTCTAGGTTAGCCGGAACTGGCTTAACGCTCTGAACCTCGGCACCAGCAAACGCGTTCTTTATAGCATCAACCACAGGCGCATCTTTGTTCAACCCCTCAATGATACGCCCTATCTCATCAGCAGAATACACGACCATCTCACGATTGTCGCGCTTAACCTTACCCGCCTCATACCCTGTCGCCGTAATAGCTATCACCCTACCATCCGGCATCCTGCCCTCGATGTAGTCACCGCTGAGAGGCTTCGCGCCAGCAGCTATTGCCGCCTGCTCTAACGCCGCCACACCACGCAGCGTCACTTCAACCTCATGCTCGATAGACGGATCGCATTTGTCTATCGCCGCATTGAGCCTGTCCATCTGCTGCTCAAACCTGTCACGCAGGTCGCCGCCAACCAACCACACCAGACGGTCGACACCCCATCGCCCCTCAACCTCCGACACGACATCGTCATACCTATGCAACGCGTCCTGCATCCGACGCATTGCTGGCTGAGTAGGCTGATAGTAAACCTTGCTAGGTTTTGGCCTCGGCCTCGTTGTCTTTTTAGTCGCCATCATCTTTTCCCTTCATCATTTTACATCGGCTCGTTTTGGGGTCGGTCGGGTAGGCTACCCTTAGGGTGTAGCCGACCCAACCTACCTCGGCTGAAAACGCCAACCGACCTCGGTTGAAGCCTAAATTCCACCCGACCTTTTACGCTAAGTCCTTGTTTATCCAGCATTTGAGGTCGTCTACAATTACCAGCCCTTTATCCTGCAAAGCCTGCCTTGCGGTGTTCCGCTGTTCTGGCGTCAAATCGGGTGATTTTCGCTTGTGAGCGTCGTTCCAATCGGCCACTCGGACGACCTTTTCGCCCCTATCTATGATGAGGTTTTGCAGCGCCATAAACGCGTGTTCCTGCCTTCCTGAGGCTGGCTTGGCTGACCGCTTCTTCTTCGGCACGTCATCACCATCCAGCCTCGTCAGCACAACGGATGAGCCTGATATAGACGCAATCGGCGTCATCTCCAGCGTGATATCTGCCATAGGCTCGGCATCCTTCTGCTTCTCAACGCGCATCGTTATGTAGCTCTCGTCCTTCGACACCACCACGGACGTATCTACTGCCCCCACAATCGCCGACGAACCTCTGCTTCCACGCTCAACCGCCTTACCGGAGTGGTGAACAAACACGACTGCACACTGCACATGATTGCGGATAGCGTCAGCCGCAGATATCACTAATCCAGTTTCGGTCGAGCTATTCTCGTCAGCGCCGAGCATCGCCCTAGCCAATGTGTCGATATATACCGCCGTCCACTTCCTATCCAGCCGGTCGATTGACCGGATTAGCTTCTCAACCTCAGCCTGATCGCGCATGTTCACGGCCAGCGGCAGCATGTGAAAGTGACCGCTTGTGCCTAGTCCGTGCGTTGACTTCCACGCCTTGACGCGCTTACCAAGCCCGCCAACGCCCTCACCGGCTATATACAGCACGTCGCCCTGCTTAGTCTCAATGCCCTGCCACTCAATGCCGTGCGCCTGACACAGCGCCATATCTAGGCTGATGAAGCTCTTGCCGCTTCCCGGCGGGCCGTAGATCATGCTCAAACCGTGCGCCGTAATCAGTCCGTCGTCGCCCTGACCTACTGCCCACTCAATCGGCGGCATGTTCATTAGGTAATCTTCGTCAACGAAGTCGAAGAAATCGCCCTCATTATTATCGTTGTTATAATCCTCCGCCTCAAACTTAACCTCAGGTAACAACGTTATAACGTCACTGGCCTTAACCGCTGCCGTCAAATCCTCCAGCCCCTTGCCGCTGTCTAGCCAGTCCACGATATCGCCCTTCGGCGGCAAACCGTCCAGCTCTACCCGCTTTATGCGGCCAGCAACGCCAAACAGATTACCGATCACTATGTCGGCATGTTCGCGGCCTGCGTCGTCATTGTCAGCAAGCACCACGACATTGCGTCCGGCGAAATACTGGTTAAGCACCGGCTGCCACTTCTTTGCCCCGCCGTGAGACGTTGTGGCGACCAGCTTCAGCTTAGTCAGCCGTTGTGCCGCCTTCTCGCCTTCGACGATAAACACAGGCGCGTCTGGGTTGTTTATCATATGATGGAGATTGTATGGCAACGCCTCAACGCCATCCATATTAAAGAGCCAGCCGCCCTTACCGTCTGGGCGACACTGCCTGAACGTCTTAGGCTCAAACCGCCTGACCTGATAGCGCACCTCGCCCTGATCGTCGATGTAATCATACACCGCTGACATAAACCGCGCTGGCTGTAGAGACTGCTGCGCCTGACGCTGTATGCCGAATTTTCGCTCTAATATCTCGGGGATGTTGCTGGCGATTGTGGAACCCTCGTTCATGCGAACCAAGTCCACGCAGCCACCGCCCTCATTGGTTTCAAAGTCAAACCAAGTGCCTTTGCCGAGATGCACCTCGCGCGATCCACGATTGCCAAACCGCAGCGTCCGACCTTTTTGCGACAGCTTCATATTGGGTTCGCCCCAATAATGCCGCGCTATTTGCTCAATGTGAGCCGATATATTTGTCATAACTAAAACCCTTTCCTCACCCTTTATCCCTTTGCTAAAGCGGCCACGGCGACTAGGGAAAGGGAGGGAAACCCTAACCGCCGTGACCTACTGCGCTAGAACAGGTCGCTGCCTTCCACTGGAGCCGCCGAGGTGGCAACGGCTGCCATTGCAGGCGCTGACACTGTCGGCGCAGGTTCTTGCGGCGCTTGTGCGCCGTCTAGGGTGGCCGGACGGTCAACCCAACCGGAGATAACCATCACCGGCTTCTTGAAAGTCAGCTCACCGTTTGGCGTGTTGACCTTGTAACGCTCAGAGCCGGTAAACTCTATCACCGGCACCTTGCCCGCATTGTCGGCCTTCTGAGCCTCGTAAAGGTTGTGCAAGTCATTGAAAGGCACAGTACAAGTTCTGGCATTGCTCGACAGCTCACGCAGCCCCAGCTCCTTGTTACAGAGCTTAACCTGAAACCCTTTTTTGTGTTCAGGGCTTGGCTGCGGTGGCATCGGATCACCGAGATCGACCAGATGAAAGTCTGGTGCGCCACCAACAAAGCCCAGCCAACCGACCTTGATATTTTCCAAATCCATCGCAACCTTGACCGGATACTCCAGCTCGGATTCATCCTTGACCCAAGTGCCGTTTTCATCTTGGTGACGATCCACCTTAATGATGTAACCACCGCGTGTCTCATACTTCAAAATCGGCACGATTGCTGAACCGTCACCGCCATTCTCATTCACAAAACCTAAAGCCATTTAACTTTTCCTTTTCCGTTTTCAGCTTTTAAAATTGGCTCACAACCGTGAACCCACTAATCGGGTAATAGGCGCAGACATCACGATCCGCCGGATCGCCTC